AAGCATGATAGTTAATCTACTCATCCACCACATAATTTCATCTTTCATAATTAATGTCCCATAGGGATACCTGCTGCCATAAAGTCAGCAACTTTTTTTACTTCTTCACTCACACAATAGTCAACAAAATGAGGATGCTCCTGTAGATAGGGAACATCCTCTTTTGAGTGTTGTATTGCTTCATATGAATCTGTAGCATATTCACAGATTTCAAAATGATGTAGTTCTGTGTCGTGATAACCGACAGTGTAATGCTTTTGTTGTGTCAGGGGCATGATTCTTTCAATCCCGTACTATCAAATATTTATAGCACAGGTTGAGTAATTTTGCCTAGTTCAGTGTGGACTCCCTGACTCTGTTAGAGTATCAACGCACCAATTACAAATCCTTTTGCAAAGCAAAGGCAAAACATTTGATAGTTAGATAATTTAAACTTACCTTGAATCTTATAGGCAATGTTCTTATCCCACTCTTTAACAGCATGGAATGTTTTACCTATATTAAGGTTCCACATCTTCTCCTCCATTTGGATTACCCAAAGACAAATAATTAAGTTGATTTCTGAGAAAAGTAATTTCCTCTTTCAACTCTTTTTTTTCTATTTTCAGTTGTTCGATTTCTTGCTCGTAAACAATAATCATTTGCTCTAATCGTAGGACATCATTTTCTAAATCCCATTGTGATTTGGGATATGGATTATTCATTTTCCTAATTAGTTAGTTATTTAATGTCTTCTTCATATTCGTCTACACATGCATCACTAAAGCTTTCTGCTAAATCTCCACCTAAATCGGCACCTTCATTCATACCAATCATCGACGCAGCACCTGCCAAAACCCAACCAACAAAAGGTATAGAGGAGAGACCAGAACCAACAGAAGCACCAACGCTACCGCCGACCATTCTTCCTGTTGATTCTCCACCACCTCGTGCTTTGATGCACTCAATTGTTTTGGCACTAATCTTCTTTTCGCCATCACCTGTTAATCCTGATGGATCTATCCATGAAGTTCTAGTAGAAACAGGACCGTCATGATGCTCTGCACCATCCATCGTATATTCTTTTACAATTTCAGTAGGTTGACCCTTACTAAACAATCCACCTTTACCAGGTATAGTCTTACTGGTACTCATAACTAAAGGATCGTTTGCCCGATAGTTAATAGCATATCCTTCTTCATTTGCCTGAACACTATAAGAAGTATAATCATTTACAGGAATGTTAAGTTGAGGGAATTTACTTTCAACTTTCTTATTGGCAATAATACCAATCATACCCACATGAGAAAGACCAAGCACTCCACCTAATCCAATCGCAATCCATTTTTTATAATTTAAATCTTTCATTTCCATGACGAACCCTCCGTCTTACATTTTGAATGTATCTGATGATTTGTCATCAACAGTACTTATTTTAATAGGTGCTTGCTCAATTTTAATTGTTTGAGTAGGACCAGTCTGAGATGCTTTTTCGATTAACAACTCAAGATCTTTTTTACTGATACCGCCACCGTTACCACCACCGTTGCCGTTACCATTGTTTTGCATCTTCATAGTTCCATCACCTTTCTTAGATGCAGTTTGAATTCCGAAGCTAGCTAAAACTCCTGTAAAAACTGAAGCTATAAAAGTTGGATCTATTTTTTGTTGTGGTATACCAGGAATTGCCACATAATTAAGAGTCAATATTCCACCCGACCACACAAGAACACCCATGCGTACAAATGTACTAATGATAGCAGCTCTTTCATCTTCATCAGGAAGTATAGCATCCTTTAGTTTACCTAAGGCACTCTTCTCTTCTTGTTCTTGTTCTACTTCTTCGTTAAGAACTTCTTTTTTTATTTCTTCAGGCATAGGTCTAAAGTGACTATTATATATAGCACCCTAAAAAGTTGGAACTCCTAAACCACCAGATGGTATTGCTGTAGAACCTATATCAGGTGTTCCTAGTTGATCAGCACCAGTAGGTAGTCCACCACCTAAAGACCCAGTAACTGCTTCAATAGCCTGAGACTTGATGCTATCAATAATCGAATCTCTGTTGACATATACAAATACGCCACTAGCGACAACGGCAGCAGATACAACACCAGACGCAATAGCAAGTACATTTATAATTTTTTGCATTGTATTAATTTAATGGTAATCTATTTAGCATTTTTATAATACGCTTCATAATATTTTACAACACCATGACTAGTTACTTGCTTACTGCACCAGTCATCAGCACATTCGTAAATAGATTTATTATCATCAAACTTTGAAAGAAGAATTCTTAAAACCATGCTTCTCAAATGCATAGTTGCTTCTGAATAATCATTCATATTTACTACCATCTCCAATATATTCCATAGAAAAAACATCATGATCCTCTGCATCAGGATCTAACCATTCAGAAAACTCTTCAACAATACAATAAGCATCATTATGTTTATTTTTCTTAGACAAAAAATCAACTCGTTTAAGAGTCCAATCATGAGTATTCTTAAGCGTCTGTTCCAAAGTTTCCATAATTTTTTTTCATGTATCTGCCTAGAATGTTACTATTATAATATGCTGGTTCTCCATTGTCAAGAGACTCCATCAATACATTATTAAGAAACAACTGTTTAGTCTCTTCGTAATTTACATCTCCGAGTCTGGTATGGAGGGATAAGATCTCTCGTTTGAACGCAAGGTTTCCAAGTAACTTTCTATCTGAATTAAGTTCGTCAGAGCTTCCATAGTATCGTTTCCAGTCACTCTCAGACGTAACCCGTCTCTTACCACCTCTAGGCTTACGTTTTTGGATGAAATATTTTCTACCGATGTATTGTTTACCCGACTCAATATTAGTAATACAGTAGACGAAACCGAAGAAATCGCCAATATCGTCAGAAGTGAAAGCTGTACCTTGGTAGTACCAGGGATTTTCATAATCGCTCTCACTATTCGATGCCATTTCATAATTTTTATATCATTCTCCGTTATTTAGATAAGCATTAGGATGTATACCACATCCTGTCTCTGGATATGGTTTTATCTCTCCATATTTTTCTACTATTCTTGTCATCATCCTATTCCATTTCGGACAATTACAACTAGTCTTCTCATAAAAATTTTTATCTATAAAATATTCTGCTATTTCTTCAATACTCATAGCATCCCAATCTTCATCAATCATTATCCACCCATCATATTATCATAATCATCAGCACTATCGATGATTGCTTTTTTAAGTTCTTCTAAATCCCACTCTATATCAGAGTTTGAATCCTGAGAAGGTGTCTTTTTTGACATCTTGTTTGATTCCTCCGACGACATAAGATTCTACCTCCGTCTCTTGTGGTGCTACTTGTAATCCCTTAGAACTAATCCAATGCTCTGTCCAAGGTAATGGATTGTTTCTTGCAGGGATATCATATAAAGGTTTTAAACCAATAGATCTAAGTCTACGGTTAGCAACCCACTCCACATATTGTTGGAGTAATTTGTCATTCAATCCTATCATACTACCATCTTGGAACAAATAATCTGCCCATGCCTTCTCTTCATTAACACAACGTTCAAACATCTTATATGTCCACTCTTCTTCTTCATTAACTATCTCCACCATATCAGGATCATCACCCTTTCTCCAATTGTTTAATATGTTTTGTGTGATAGCAAGGTGTTGATTCTCATCTCTGGCAATTAAAGATATGATCTTAGCTGAACCTTCCATAAGCTTAAGTTCACCAAAAGCAAAACTGCAAGCGAAACTGACATAAAACCGAATACCTTCAAGGATATTAACATTAGCAACTGCCCGATAAAGTTTACGTTTAATCTCTTTCATCTCCAAAACAGGTAAAGATGTGTCCAAAGACTTATCCATATCTTTCCACAAACTACTCTGACCCCACTGCTGTGCTTCATTAATGAAGTCATCATAAGATCCAGTAACACTAGCAGCACGTTCTAATATTTTTGGATCATTAAGGATCTTATCAAATACCTCAGAAGGATCTGAATAGATATTCTTAATAATATAAGTGTATGATCTACTATGGATCATCTCCATAAAAGACCAAGCTTCCATACAAGACTCTAACTCAGGTAGAGAACAGTAAGGTAGGAAAGCCATACCAGGAGCACGACCTTGTACACTATCGAGCATGATCTGGTACTTCAAATTAGAAGTATAGATATGCTTCTGCTCTGGTCTTAATGTTTGATAGTCTCCACGATCTTTCTGTAACGATACTTCTTCTGGTCGCCAGAAATAACCCAACTGTTGCTTAGTCAGGTTCTCAAACTGGGGATATTTAAAGTTATCATATCTTTGAACACCCAAGGGTTTACCAAAAAACATAGGTTGTTTCTTGGTATCAACCTCTTGAGTATTAAATACTGTCATTCCTTTTAATTCTTTAGATTGCACAGGACTCACACTCTTCAACATTTTCTAATTCTGATATTAAATTTTCCAATTGGGTATGTCCTTGGATACCAACCTCAGATGAACCTTCTTGCATTGAAATTGGTTCTACTTCATCTGTTTTATTATCATATGTATTCTGATAATAAGAAGTTTTCCAACCGTATTTGTATGTAGTTAATAAATCTTGTGCCATTACACTAGTGGGTACTTCAGAACCTTCATAATGCTCTGGATTATAACTCCAATTTCCACTAATTGCTTGGTCAAAGAATTTCTGCATAACTGCAACCACATTAATATACCCTTTATTACTTTCCATTTCCCAAAGAAGAGTATAATTATTCTTTAAAGTCCCATAAGACGGAACAATTTGCTTAAGGGGTCCTTTCTTTGATTTCTTAACGGACAAGTAATCTCTAGGTGGTTCGATTCCGTTTGTGGCATTTGACACAACGGAACTGCTCTCCGAAGGCATTTGTGCGGACAGTGTTGAGTTCCGTACACCGTACTTCTTGACATCCACTCTAAGAGATTCCCAATCATACTTCAGCTCATTAGCAACAATATCATCAACATCCTTTTTATAGGTATCGATGGGTAAAATTCCTTTAGAATATTTAGTTCTGTCTGAATAAGTACAAGCACCCTTTTCCTTTGCAAGTTGAACAGTAGACTTAATAAGATAATATTGGAATGCCTCAGTTAAATCATGAACCAATTGCCATGCCCGTGGATCCTCATATTTTTCCCCTTGCTTGGCAAGATAATGTGCGAGTCCAATAAAACCTACTCCAAGACTTCTACGTGCCTTAGTAGCGATTTCTGCTGCTTTGACAGGGTATCCTTGAAAGTCAATAAGTTCATCAAGACTTCTAATACTTAAATCACATAGTTCCTCTAAATCATCAACACCTCTAATCTTACCAATATTAATAGCAGAAAGAATACAAAGAGCAATTTCTCCCTTCTCATCATCAATGTGTTGTATAGGTTTAGTTGGTAATGTAATCTCTTGACATAGATTGCTCATCTCTACCTTATCCAAGAAGGATGAGTGAGTATTGCAATGATCTATGTTCATTAAATATATTCTACCAGTCTCGGCACGTTCTTTAAGGAGGTCGAGGATAAGTTCTTGGGCTCCGATTGTTGTTCTGGGGATGGATTGATCATTCTCATAGCAACAATAAAGGTCATCAAACTCAGGGGTGCCAAAATTCTCATAAAGGTCAGGAACATCATGAGGCGAAAATAACGAGATTTCCTGATTGTCGATAAAGCGTTGGTAAAATATTGCACTTAACTGGATGCTGTAGTCGAGTTTTCTGACTCTGTTGTCTTCGGTTCCTTTGTTGTTTTTGAGGACGAGGATGTCTTGGATTTCCTGATGCCAGATAGGAAAGTGGACAGTAGCTGATCCTCCTCTGATACCGTTTTGCGTACAGCACCGAACAGTTGACTCAAATTTTTTGAGGAAGGGGACCACACCTGTGTGTTGAACTTCTCCG